GGCTGGGCTTTCGCCCAGCCCCTTTCGTCAGTTACTAATTGCTGCTTTCAGCAATTAGGCAACATTTGCGCTCTTGTAGCTCTTGACAGCCGAAGCCTGAACAAGACCCGAAGCGCCGCGCACCTGGCAGCGATACGAGATGAGCCCAAGGTTGAACGCGTACTCGCGTGAAACGGAAATTTCAACTCCGCCCGCAAGTACAGTCACAATCTGGTCAAGCGCGCCAAACAGAATCGCACCAGCGGTGTCATCCGTAAGGTCAATGAGTGCCGCAGAATAAACTGGCGCGCCAAGCAGGCGGTCAGCATTATTTGCATCACCTGGGCGGAAAATCGGCTGACCGCTTGTGTCAACCAATCCCGTCACAACACCAAGCGTGGTGTCATTCATCAACCAACCAGCCTTAGGCGAGCGCCTGTAGACCTGATTGACCGATGCTTTTAGCTTTGCCAAATCGGTAAATGAAGGATTTACCGAAGCGGTGCCCGTACCAGTTGCGCCAACAGTTGCCGCCGCAGCAATTGCTGTACCAGCAAATGCCCCGTGTGCTACTGCCACTTCCTGCCCACACTTGTCCGCAATCATCGCGGTCAAATCAAAAGCGGAATCCTGGCTGAGCTCCTCTGACACCTGAATTAGCGTAGCCCACTTTACAGGTGAAAGGTCAAGCTTTGAAAGCGTCCCGTCAGATTCCTGAATTGTGCCCGCCTCGGCAATGCTACCGGCAGTACCAAGAGCTGTGACACGCGGAATGGAAAAAGTATTTCCAGTGCTTGCGCGGATAACCGTAACGATATCCGGATTGAGGAACGGATTGTACTGACCGGCAATAACATTAACGCGGTCAGCCACCGTGATGTGCCGCCGTTGCGAGCAAGAGCGCGGAGCTCCGCATTCTCATCAGCATCAGCCTTAGCAGCCGGAGCAATCACAGCAGCAAACTCTGCGCGTGCAGCGTCAGCAGCGGTGCGGGCTTCGGTGGCTTCCTTCTCAGAGCGGATTGCAGCGGCAACCGTAGCAGCCTCAGCAGTCAGCTTTTCAAAGCGGGCCTGTGACTCACCTTCAAGCGCCTCGCCCTTCGCGGCAAGGTCAGTAACGATTGACTGCGCTTCAGTCAAAAGGCTTGCACGCTTCTCGTGCAGATTCCTAATATCAGACATTTTTTATCTCCATTTCTCTATGCTTGTTTTTGCCTATGTGCTCGCCTAGCGGGCTTACTCTGCAGCGGGCGCACTCAACGGTGGCGGGGCTGCGGTAGCGGGGCTGTTAGAGCGTATCGTTTGCCAAGCGCTCCAGCATCAACTTGGCATCAGCCACGCTTGGGTGCATACCCTTGCGTGGTGCCAGCTTGCTGCGCACTTGGTCAATAACCTCAAGGTCATCATCGCTGAGCGGCTGCGCAGCTTTGATTGCCTCAAGGGTAGTCATAAGGCGCTCAGCCTCAACACCGATTTTATCGGCAGAGAGCTTGCGCACAGCGGTGAGGCCAAGCGTTGCAGGATAGGCAGGGGTTTGCCCAGCGCTCAACACGGAAACCTCAAATAGGTTGACTTCACGGATGGTGCGCTTATCGCCTTGCCACTCATCCCCGCCCTTTGGCGTGGTAAAGCCAAAACTCATACCCATCGCAGCAGCCTCGTGAGTCAACTTAGAAATAACACCGGCGGCATCTGGGTCAGCAGGGTCAAGCTTCGCCTCAACGCGTAGCCCGCGCTCATCCTCTTGCAGTGCAAGCCGCCCGCTTGCCGTAGTGGCAAGGGCGCGGGTTTCATCGTGACCAAACAGGAATGCAATAACCTTGCTGCCAGCGGCAGCGCGGCTAAGTGTGCGCTTGAACGCGCCTGGTGCAATCACCTCAGTGAATGGCAAGCCAGCGCTTGGCGTATCAAACAGCGCAGCGTAACCGCTAAAGGTTTTCTGCCCATCCTCAGTATCAGTGACTGTGAAGGCACCCATTGGTAGGGCGCGGCGCTCAAACTCTTTCACATCAAACCTTTCATCATTTGCCAGCGTGTTTAGCACGCGGTCTGCCCATTGTAGAACTCTGTCTGCGCCATTTGGGTCAGTAACCTCCACGCCCCAAAGGTAGCCCGCCACAGCCCCAGGCCCTGGGAACTCATCATTGGCTGCATCACTGTTGCGCGGTACGCCTTCCCAATCTTGGCGGTGGCGCAGAATCCACGCGCGCATACGCATAATTTTCTCATCCTCAGCTTTGCCAGAGCGCAACAGGCGCGCTTCCTCAACAGTTTCAGGCTGCAAGCCGCGCGCTTCCTCAACAGTTTCAGGCTGCAAGCCGTCACCGGCATAGCCGTTTTCAAAGTAGGTCAAGCCCTTGGCTGCGGCTGCGCTGATGTAGTCAGGCACATCAATCACCACGCGCGCCTCATCGCTCTCATCCTCATCCATATCGTCAGCCTCGCCGCGCAGGATTTCCTCAGGCGTGTAGGCATCAATGCCCATACCCTCAGCGGCATCGCGTGCCTCTGCGTCATTGTCAATCAGCAGCTCAATCTCATCGCCATATTCCTCTTGCAATTTGGAATACTTATAACCCTTAAAGGCCTCGTTTACGGCTGGGTTGCTCTCGCCAAAATCCTGCAGGTGAATTTCCTTATAGGGCACATCGTTGGCATCAAGCCATTCCTTGGTTTCAGCAAGGCGGTCAATGTTGCGGGCGCTCACCACAATTACCTCATCAGCGTAATCCTGTACGCGGCTTTTAAGCCAATCAATCAGGGGCTGGCGTGGCGTGTCACCTGTGGTGGTAAGTGTGCCGTCAATATCAGTGATGATGTAACTCACGGCTGTGGCTCCTCACCTACTACGCCAATGTTTAGTGGCTTCCAGTGTTGGTCGCCGCCAACTGCGAGCTTTGGCAAGTCCTCATATTGGCGCACCTCATCTAGCGTGAGGATGCCGTTTTGCAGGGCAACCGCATATGAATCCATACGCTCTTTTTGCGTTGCGCGCAACAGCGCGCCGTGCGCGCAACAGCGCGCCGGTATTGAATTTGATAAAGGTGGTTTCTCCAACAATCAAGCGCTGTAGCCCAGCCTCAATGCGTGCAAGCATTGGCGCAAGCCCAAGCACTAGCCAAGCCTGCCCAAGCACCTCTGCGCTTGAGTAGGAAGTGTTGCCGCCTGGATACTGCAGGTATTGAAGCGGAACACCATAGATGCGCCCGATTGCCTCAACGCCCCAGTGCAACGTTTCTACAAGTTGCAGGTCAGAAATCTTAACGCTCATTTGTGAATAGTCAGCGCCGCCCGTGAGCACTGCAACGCGCCACGCGCGGTCAACACCCTCGTGCCTGCGTGCAAATCCTGCGCGCAGATTCTCAGCTTGGTCTGCGGTCAACTCGCCTGGAACCTTCACCACGCCGCCAACGGTTGCGCCCTGCTCGTAGAACTTCGCGCCAAACAGTTGCGTTGCGCTGGCGAGCCCAAGCGTTACGCGGTGGTGTTCAATCGGTGACATTCCGCGCAGGCTCTCGCCAGTTGCAAACAGCGGAATGTGCACAATGTTATCAGCGGTTAGGGTGGTTGCGCCCTCAAGTGTGGTTACCTTGTAAAGCGGCTCTCCCATTTCGCCGCGCACAATCTCAACCTTTTGCGGGTCAAGCACTCGCGTTTCAACCACATTGCCTGATGAATCCCTAAGGAAAAGGATAAAGGCATTGCCGTCAAGCAGCAGGCTGCTTACAAGGCGGTGCTTAAAATCAAAGCTCGTAAAGTTGGGGTCACGGGGTAGCGGCACATCCATCCAACGCGGGCGGCTCACCGGCTGGCGCACACCGCCACTGCGGATATACGCGCCCCACGGAAGGCTGGCAACTGTGGAAGCGTAAAGGTTTACGGCTGCCCACACTGCGCCAATCGCAGTTGCGTTTTCCTGTGTGATGTGTACGCCTGCAGTTTTCTGCGGATAGTCTGATGGCCACCAAGGCGCTACCACGCGCTGCTCATCTTTAGTTTCTCGCCCAAGGATGCGGTCAACAATGCCCACGCTTTTTCTCCCTACAGCTCAATGTATTGAACCGCAGCCGCCGCCTTTGGCGCAACTGTGGTTGCTAGTGTACCAGCACGGCTGTGCGCCATAATGGCTGCAACGAAAAGGTCAATTTTCTTGTTGCTTTGCTTCGCCTCTTTTCTGACCATCAAGCCATTTCTGCTGTAGTACGGTGTGGCTGAAGCCGCGTGCCGTGCAAGGCGCGGGTCACCCGTGTGCTTGATATTTCCATTCACCACCGCATCATACATTGCGCTTGTAGCTGGCACCATTCTGCTAGGTGTCTGCGGAAACTCTACAACAGGCAAGCCCATTTGTAGCCACGCCTCCATTGAGCGCTGCCACCTGAATGGGTCGCACGCCACCTCTCGCACGGTGTATTCCCTGCAAATCTCCAGCATCTTTGCCTCAACCTTCTCCACCGGCACACGCCACGAAAGGTCAGCGTCAACAGGGCGCTCCCAGTGACCAAGCACAAACAGCGCCTTATCGCTCACCCTGCACGCCACAATGGCGGTTGAGTCATTGCTAAAGCTGCCGTCAAACGCCAGCACAATTGGGTCAGTTTTATCCAGCGCCAGCGTTGCATCAATGCACGCCTCCCACGCGCCTGTTGGCAAAAACGATGTGGCGGTGTTTGTGAATTGGTTGAGCCTCTTGGTGCGGTATTCACTCTCTGGGGTGCGCCGCTTGGCGCTGCGCAAATCGTCAAGACTGAGAATCGGCGGCTCGCCAAGCAAGCCTGGGTTTGCCTCGTGCCACCGTGCCTCATCCTCATAGGCATCGTCAGCCGCCTCCCACCACGCCATCCCAAGGCTGGCGTCATCAGACTCGCCGGCAATGCGGCGCTTGGCAAGTTGATAGAGCGTGTAGGCAATGGAGTCATTGCCGGTGCTATCAATGCGTGGGCCAGCGGTGGTGATTGCCACAAAGAGCGGGCTGCGCCTTGCGCCCATTGAGAGCGAGAGCACATCAAAGAGCTCACGGTTTGGTGCGGCTGCCAACTCATCGTAAAGCACCAGCGAAGCGTTTAAACCTTCCTTGCTGTACGCCTCTGCGCTGATGGCTTTGTATACCGTGCCTGTGCCCTTAAACTCCATTGCATCCCTAAACAGTTTCACCTGCGAGCCAAGCTCTGGGCTCAACTCAACCGCCCGCTTGGCGTGAGAGAAAACCAGTTTGGCTTGCTCGCGCTCATTAGCCGCTGACAAAATCTCGCCGCCCTTATCGCCATACAGCCCAAAGAAAATTGGCAGCGTTGAAGCCAAGGCTGTCTTGCCATTTTTCCGTGCAATGCCCGTGAGGAAAAAGCGGTGCGTAAATGTGCCGTCATCCTTGCGCGCCAACATATGACGCAGCAGGTTGCGTTGCCAAGGTTTGAACTGTAACGGCTCGCCAGCCAGCCCACCTAGTGAATCTTTGGCAATTGGCACCAGCGCTTCAGCAAAGTCAGCCACCACATCCCCAAGGCTGCGCCCAAGGTCAGCGGGGTCAAGCGGGGTCAGCCAGCGGGGTTGCCATCCTTGGCTGCCAGCCTCTGCCGAAACTGCTCTACCTTGCTTACGCTTTCCACCATTGCCAGCCCCAGCTTGGTGCGGTCTGCCGGTGTCAAGCCCAGTTGATTCATCCA